GTCCGCTGCATCCGCTGGTTCTCTCCATCGGTTTTGGCTGGTAACGGTGGCTCAAGAGGATTGCGAAGGGTTCCAGACAATCCCGATTCGGAAGCATCCGGCCGACTACGTTTTTGAAAACGAGAAAGACTCGCTGATCTTTGCGACCCCCATATCTCGCAGTCAGTTCCTAAAGGCCGACAGGAGGTACAGAGATGGGAAGTAGGACTTTGCTTTCCGTGTACGCGATTGGGTGGATTGGGTGGATGCTGGCGTTTGCTGTGCTGGATGCGAACGGGGCGACTCGTCAAGCGGACATCTGGTGGGCGTTGGCAGGGGCGACGCTGTGGCCGTTGTGCCTTCCGTTTGGCTTGTTTCTTTTTTTCTTTCGGTGAGAGAACACGCAGGATCAGCGGCGGCTCCGCGAGGACTCAACCATGACGCATGACAACGAGGAGCCGTCCGCTGCATCCGCTGGTTATGCCAAGCCCCCAGCCGGGCTGGCGACTCACTCCCCGGACAAGTGCGCTGGAGAACACTGCTGCATTCACAACCCGTCGCCGCACCACATGGTCACATGGCCGATGCGGTGGCGAGCAGACTCGGGGAAAATGGAGCGGGTGTGCGAGCATGGAGTCGGGCATCCCGACCCGGATGACGCCGCTTACTGGGAGCGGCTCGGCCAGGGGTTTCGCAACATTCACGGCTGCGATGGATGCTGCCGCAAACCGCAGGCATAACGCCAAAGATCAGCGGCTCCCGGCCACTGATTCACCAACTTGAACGGCGGATACCGGGAGTCCGCTGCATCGCGTGGTTCTCACTTTTACATCAGGAGATTTGTTATGCGTACCGTTTTTGCTTGCGGCCTTTCGGCTCTTTGCGCCTTGTGCCTTGCTGCTGCGTGGCCGTCGCCGCTGGCTATCGACGCCAGCGGAAGCAATAAATACGTTTTTTTTGGAAGGCACGGCCAGCACATCACGCTGGCAGTTGACGGCGAGTCGGCTTGGGTCGGCGCTCGCAGCAAGGACGGCATCTACGGCTGGGCGATCATTTCCGGGCCTGACGGCATGGCTCGCCTTCAAGTGCGTGACGAGAACGGCGGAGCGGTGAACGTCGATCTGCTCAAGGCCGCGAGGATTTTGCAGTCGCTCGGTGCTGGTGAGTGAGAACGGCTGCATTCAGCAGCCCCGAACGAAAGGACATGACGATGGCTGACGGCGTTGATGAGGGGTCTGCTGCAATGCTTGGTTCTCCGGGCCTTGCAGTGTGGTGCTGCGTCCGGTGGTCGCGGGCGGGCGAAAGGCTGGAAAGCGACTTCACGGGCGAACTTTGGATCAGGATGTCGATGCCAGCCATTCTTCCGGTCGGCTCGGATATTGACCTTCCAACGCCGCGATCATGGCATAGCGCCACTGGCGTAATGACCAGCATTATCAAGTCATGGAGCCTCTGTGGAGATGCAATCGTATGTACGCTAGAGGACACTGATTGCTTGGGCCAAGAGTCTGTGGCGGAACTGTTGGCGATAGGGTACGCCGATCACTCTGGTGGCTATCCCGACGAAGTCTGGAAAGCAATGGAAAAGATGTTGCGATGATAGGAGAACGCCCGCGATCACCAGCGGCGAGGAGAAGACGATGACTGACGAGAAGAATACAGCCGAGCCGTCTGGTGCATCCGGTGGTTATGGCGTCGTCGCGGCGCTGATCCAGACCGACGAGCGAGGCAAAGTGTCTGGCATCCGGCACCAAGAGCAAGACTCCTTCCCGCCAAACGAACTGATCCCGCTGTATCTGTGCCCGCAACTTACTCTGAGCAGAAAAGAGCAGCAGGCCATCAAGATTGCGATTGAGTGGCTAACTACGCTCTCGTCGCGGAGGCGTGAGATTCATTCTGCCGACTTGTTGTTGCAAGATGCGCGGACTCTGAGCGGGCTTTTGCAACGGATTCGGTAGCCATAACACGCGAGATCAGCGGCGGCGCAGCAGTCCGCTGCATCCGCTGGTTCGCTGGCGGATCGTATGACAAAGACGACGCGAAACGGAGGATTGCGAATATGAGTGGGGAGTGGATTCCGGTGACGGAGCGGTTGCCGGAAGAGGGCGTTGACGTGCTTGTGTCGTCGCCATGCCCCAACAGCGACACGCCAAACATTGACATCGCATCATGGGGCGGCGAGGGCGCACAAGGGCCAGTGTGGCGCGAGGGTGATTGTGGGCGTCTTTGGCCCACCCACTGGATGCCGCTCCCAGCCCCGCCAACGGACGCCAAGTAGCCAGCGAACCAGTGTTTCTCATGTTCGTGATAACACCGCCTCGAGGCGTCCGATTTGCGACTAGCAGCCGCGAAACGCAAGGCCCTGCGTGATAAGACGCCGACAGGAGCAGATGACGTGACCGACATCACAACCCGCCTGCGGCGATGGACGCACGACGCACACGCCGTGCCGGCCAGCGACCTCATGGACGAGGCGGCAGGTGAAATCGACCGGCTGCGGTCGCGCCTGCGGCTCCAGGACGCCGTGATTCGCAGCGGCGACGTGGCGTGCCTGACGCATGCGGAGCGAGAGGCGTTGGAGATCGCAATCGGCCTCGATGACTCCGGGCCGATGGCCGCCACCCTGCGTGGCCTGCTGGACAGGGTAGGGCCTGTCCGTACGGCCGCGACGGAAACTGTCGAGGAGTGACAGTTTCCTGGCGGGGCTCGCTAGAGACGGGATGTGCGGAGGGGCCATACGCCGTCTGACAGACGCCTCGGAATCCGTAGGCTAACGGCACCATGCCGTTTTTCTCGCTGCCATCTGGGGCCTCCCCTGTCCTGTCCGGCACTACCGGACCGTCAGGAACAGTCGGCAATGTCGGGGATCTTTTTCTCGATACGAACGGCTCGAGGCTGTACGGCCCCAAAACGATTGACGGCTGGGGGGCCGGAATCCCGCTGATCGGGGCGACGGGTGCTACGGGAAGCACGGGTGCAACAGGCGCTGCGTCGACTGTCACTGGCCCGTCAGGCGCAACCGGTAGCGTCGGTCCTACTGGCAGCACGGGCAGCACAGGCAGCGTCGGCGCGACAGGCAGCACGGGCGCGGCTTCTGTCGTGACGGGGCCAACGGGCGGGTTGGTCGACATTGTTGTCGGAACGGTAGAGACAGGGACGGCGGCGGTTACTGTCACAGGCACCGGTTCGACGAAAACGCTGAATTTTATTTTGCCTTTTGCGACTGGCCCAACGGGACCAGCGTCTACCGTTACGGGGCCGACAGCACCGGCGTCTACCCTAACGATCGGCTCTGTCGCGACCGGCGAGGCAGCGGCGCACATAACTGGCACAGCACCAAGCCAGACCCTTGACCTTGTTCTGCCGGCGATAACCGGTCCAACGGGCAGCCCGCCAAATCTTACGGTTGGCTCAGTCAGCACCGGCGTTGCTGGCGTTCATGTAACGGGCACGTCGCCAAATTTTACAATTGATTTTACGCTGCCGTTTGTGACGGGACCGCAGGGCGAGGGTGGTAGCACTGGCGCTGCATCAACTGTAACCGGGCCTACGGGGCCTATCGGCGCTGGCATCTCTCTTCTCGGCAGCCTGTCGCTCATTGCCGATTTGCCGACCGGTTACACGGGGACTGTTGGCGACTCATATGTGGTCGATGAAGATGGCAGCCTGTACAGCTGGAACGGTAGCCAGTGGTCAGACGTTGGGCAGATCGTCGGGCCGACCGGGCCTTCGGGCCCGCAGGGCGAAGCCTCTACTGTGCCAGGCCCAACGGGACCAACGGCAGCGGCATCCACGCTGACAGTTGGAACAGTCACGACTGGAACGGCTGCGATTCACATTACTGGCACAGCACCATCTCAGACTATTGATTTTACGTTGCCGTTTGTGACCGGCCCGCAGGGCGATGTCGGAGCAACTGGCGCTCCGGCGAACCTAACTGTTGGATTAGTGTCGACTGGAACGGCTGCCGTTCATGTCACTGGCGTTGCCCCCGACTTCACAATCGATTTCACAATTCCGGTGATCACCGGACCGCAAGGCGAAGTCGGCGCTACTGGCGCAGCGTCTACTGTCCCCGGTCCGACCGGGCCAACGGCAGCGGCATCCACGCTGACGGTCGGTGCAGTCACCACTGGCGAGACGGCGGCGGCCCACATAACCGGCAACGCGCCAAACCAAACGCTAGACCTGACATTTCCTGTGGCCCCGACGGGGCCTTCCGGCCCCACAGGCCCGACTGGCGTGGCACCCTCGGCCATCGGACTGATCCTGGCACTGGCATGACAGAACACCTGCTCGCACTCTCCACGCACGCCTACTACGCCGGCGAGCTGGACGCCGGCCGACGCTCCTGCGAAAGGCTGCTCTCAATGGGCATCGAGGAAGGCCTGGCGTGGCAGGTGCGAGCCAATCGGACGTTCTACTGCCAGAGCATCGACGACCTGGCCGACGTCACGTTTCGCAGGTTTGACTGCGAGCCCGCCCACGACGGCTGGTCACTGTTCAACCCTACGATCCTGCATCATGACGGGCAGCTGCTGGCGATCGTGCGGTCCAGCAATTACCGGATCGTGGACGGACAGTACGTCATGCCAGACGAAGATCGCGGCGTGATCCGTACCGAAAACATTCTCTGCAGGCTCTCCCCTGCTCTGTTCGTTGAGTCGGCAAAGGTCATCGAGACTGCGGCGTATCCAAAGACGAATTACCCGGTGGACGGCCTGGAGGACGTTCGGCTGCGGCACACAGAATCGGGCGTCGGCGTTTCCGCAACCGTCAGGAACGTCGCCCCGTTTGACGGCCGCTGCCGCATTGCGACGGCAGATCTCGACCTCGAGCACGCCCGGCTCGTCAATCTGCGTGTGCTTTCGAGCCTGCAGCTGCAGGAGCACGAAAAGAACTGGATGCCGCTCGAGGGATGCGGCGGCTGGCTCTACTCCTGCCAGCACAACGGGCACACCGTCACGGTCGATCCAGACAAGGCCAGCCCCGGAGCCTACATCCTCGTGCAGCGGGCGGCCGCCCCGCCGATCGCTCGCGAGTTCCGCGGTGGCGGGCAGGTGGTGTCATTCGGGGGCGGCTGGCTCGCGATCATCCACGAGGTGGCCCACGTCCACGGCAGGCGAGCCTATGAGCACCGGTTTGTTTGGCTCGACGAGCGAGCCGAGATCAAACGAGTGAGCCCGCCATTCTGTTTCAAGGAAAAACAGGCGATCGAATTCGCCGCAGGTCTGGCCGCCTTTGACGGCCGAGTCGTTGTCACGTTTGGCGTGCGCGACGCCGAGGCCTGGATCGCCGAGCTGCCGGGCGAGGACGTGCAGCGAATGCTGAGAGACATCGGGTGAGTGTAAGCCTGGTCACAGGATACGTTCGTCTGGACAGTCGACACCGCAGCCACGCTCGGTACTGCGAGCTGGGGCAGCGACTGCTGAATCTCGGGATTCCGGGCGTGGCGTTCCACGACCGACTCGAAGATCTTTGGATGACGCGAGAGCTGGGCAGCGTGCCTTACGGCAGCAAAGACAGCCTGGCCTACTTCTGCGTTCAAAATCAGAAGTCGGAATGGCTACTGCGGGCCTCGAGGTGCACCGACGCCAAAACGCTTGTCTGGATGGACTACGGCATCTTGCACAACGTCCTGGTGCCGGAGCCGGGGATCGTCGAGTTTTTTGATCGCGTCGCTGCCAATCCGCCAGATCGAATTGCCTACCCGGGGTGCCACAAGATCGGGGATCTGCCGATCCCGCGGAATCAGGTTCACTGGGCATTTTGCGGGACAATTCTGATTCTGCCGTCTGACATGGCCGAATGGTTTGCCACAGAATGCCGACGCGTGGCGCTAGCCGGCCAGCCCACGTGGGAGGTCAATGTCTGGGCGATCATTGCCCAGGCCAATCCCGACAAATTCCGCTGGTATGCGGCCGATCACGATGCGTCCCTGCTGAGGTATCGCTGATGCACCACCAGGCCCGTCAGTTCACGCTGTGGGTGAAGCAGCACTTTCCCGATTTCTTTTCCGGCAGACGCGTGCTGGACGTCGGCGGCGGTGATATCAACGGCAACAATCGCGGACTCTTTTCTGACTGCGAGTACCACGCAAACGACGTGCTCGAGGCACGCAACGTCACGATCGCACTGCCGACGGCGTTGCTGCCGTTTCCAGACGCATCATTCGATACGATCATTTCGACCGAGTGTTTCGAGCACGATCCGCAACTCTCGCTTTCGCTCGCCAAGATCGCGAGTCTGCTCGCGCCCGGTGGCCTGTTTTTCTGTACGGCCGCCTCGACCGGACGTGCTGAACACGGCACCCGCAGAAAAAACCCTGAAGATTCATTTGGCGTGACGCTCGCCGGATGGCGAGACTTCTATCACAATGTGAACGTCAGCGATCTGAAGCCGCTCGGCCTTGGCACCGACATCACGCCCTGGCGGGCGTGGTACAGCGGAGAGAATTGCGACCTCTACTTCATCGGATTCCGATCTGGTGGTCCGCAAAGGCTCATTCCGCCGTACACGGCGAGCCAGGCTGTCGAGGTGCTGGCATGAGAATCGGCATCTACGCGCTCGCCAAGAACGAGGAACAACACGCTGCGGCCTGGGCAGAATCGTGCGTCAATGCCGACGTGCGGGTGGTCACTGACACCGGGTCGACGGATCGAACCGTCGAGCTGCTCGAGCAGGCCGGCGTGACAGTCGCCCGCGGCAGTGTGTGCCCGTGGCGGTGGGACGAGGCGCACAATCTGTCGCTGCACCATCTGCCGCCAGACCTGGATGTGGCGATGCGCCTAGACCTCGACGAGCGACTAGCCCCAGGCTGGAGGGAGGCGATCGAGAGGGCGTGGACGGGAGACGTGAACAATCTGCGATACCGCTATGTCTGGTCATTTCGTCCGGATGGCACGCCGGGGCTGGTGTTCCTGTCAGATCGCGTCCACGCGCGGGCGGGATTTCGGTGGACGATGGCGACGCACGAGGGGCTTATCTGCTGGGCCGGCGAAAAGCGGCAGGCCCAGGCCGACGGCCTTGAGGTTCACCACCATCGAGACCCCAACAAGCAACACAAGTCCGACCTGATGCTGTTGAAGGTGGCGGTGCGTGAGGCTCCGCAGGACGCGAGAGCTCGGTGGTATTACGCACGCGAACTGGACTACGCCGGCCTGCCGGAGGCGGCCCCGGAGTTTGCGGCCTATCTGCGGATGCCAGGCGGCCAGGCCACGGAGCGTGCCTACGCTCGGCGCGTGTTGTATCGCCTGACCGGCGACGAACGATGGCTCGTCGACTGCTGCAAGGAGGCCTACGGCGAGCCTGACGGCTGGGTCGCGTTGGCCCTGGTCCGATACCACCAGCAGCGATGGCCCGAGGTGCTCGAGCTGGCAGAAAAGGCCATCGCTGCCGGGGACGCCCCCAGCCACGCGATGGATCCTGACGCGAAGGGCCGGGCCTACGATCTGGCGTCGGTCGCCTGCTGGGAGCTGGGCCGCAGGCCAGAGGCCCTGACCTACGCCCGGGAGGCTCTGGCAAGATTCCCAGATGATCCGAGAATCCAGACGAACGTCCAGGAAATGACGAGGGCCGCCGCATGAGCTACCTGCGTGAGATTGCCGAGGCCCTGACCGACGGGCTGGACGCGGCCGACTTCGTGTACGACGAGACAATTACGATTGACCGCAAAAACTGGGCGGCCGTATCGACGGAGGAGCTGTCGGATGCGGTGATCTACGTCGTGCCCGGCAACGCGGAGGCAACGCGTGTCGGGCGAAAAATTACGCAGATCGACTACGTGGTCAACGTATTTATCGGGCGTTACGTCGAGAACGAGCAGCAGGCAGACGACATGCTGGACCTGGCTAGCGAGGTCCTGCTCCTGGTGCGTGCCCACGACTGGAGCGAGTCGGTCGAATTTCCAGCGAACGTTACGAGCCCGCAGTCGGTCACTATCGAAATCAACCCCGACGACGCGCTGAACGAGCGCAACGTTTGGCGAGCCGTGATTCAGGCGACGTATCGCGTGGTCGAACCGGACGTGCTTGCATGATCAGAATCACGTCAAAGCTGCGAACAGCACTCAATCTGCCGCGTGTCAAAAAGGCCATCGGTGATGGTCGGGACCGTGCCCTGGACAAGGCGGGCTCGATGATTCGCAGATCCGCCCAAAAGCAGATTAGCCGGCGGTCTCCCAAGAAAAAACCGATTTGGAAAGCTGTCGGAACCCACAACGGGATGCCGCTGGTTTCGTTGACTTTTCAGGACAGCAAGCCGGGCAAGGTCACGTCGTGGAAGCCGAAGGAGTTTCTGTATCGCAAGATTTTCTATGACAAGGACAGGCGACGCGATAGCGTCGTGATCGGCCCAGACCAGAAGGTCGCCAAAATCCAGCAGCTGCACGAATTCGGCGGCAGCGATGCGGTCAAGCTGAAGCTGATTGCCCCGCAGCCGGTGGCCAATTTGTACCAGTACAGGGTGCCAAACAATCTGCTGGGCGGCCGCCGCGGAGGCCGCAGGGCCTACGTCGGCATGTGGCATTCAGGCCGATCGAGGGCCAAGGGGAAGACCGTGGCCACGGCTTCCGGCCGAGTGCCTGCGGCCAAGTTCATGGAAAAGGGCCTAAACGCGAAACGGCGGGATATTCCAGCCATGTTTCGCAACGCGATCCAGGGGCCATAGGCCCTGCCAAATGGCCGTCGGAGTGCCGACACTAAACGGCACATTCCCGGAGGCCGCACATGGCAGGCGAGGTCATCAAGCTGGGCAAGGACGTCTCCTGGACGGGGATCAACAACGTCCGCGAGGCCACGATCACCACGACCTACGGCGAGGCGGACGTCACCAAAAAGGGTGATTCTGCTCGAAAGATCATAAAGACTTGGGCCGAGCAGACGCTCGAGGCCACCTGCGTCGACGCCCCCGGATGCACTGTCGGCAGCTCGGTGGCCGTGTCGTGCACCAGCGGCAACGGGCACTCGCTGAGCTCAATCGAATTCCTGGTCACGAGCGTGGCCAAGGAAGAGCCGCTCGACGACATCATCACCTACACCGTTTCCGCGACTCGCGGCATCCAGTCCTGAGGAGTAATCCATGGCGATTTCGCTCGGCTACGCAGCCGGAAGTCCGACCGGCGCAAACGGCGCGACCGGCGTCATCTCGGTGAATTTCGCCGAGGAAGTCGAGAGCATCGACATTACTCACCGAGGCAACGCGACGAGCGTGGCGGATGCGTTCCGGGTGGCGACCGGCGGATTCGTGACCCGGACGGTCGAGATTGAGTGCCTGGACGCCACAACCGTTATGACGAATCTGACCAAGGCCGGCAGCGGCTACGCGGTCGTGAGCGTGGCAGAGAACCAGCCGCTCGACGGGCCAATCACCTACACGGTCACATGCAAAGAGGTTTGACGTGTGGCCATTGTTCTCGGTCGCGAGACAACCGTAGCCGTCGACGGCCAGGCCGTGCCGGGCGTCCGCACCGTCACCATCGACGTCGGATCGACCGAGTTCGACTTCACCCCATTTGGTAGCCGTCAGACAGCGACGGTGAACACGGGGTATACCGTGTCGATGACGATCGAAACCATCGACGACGCGTTCTTCACAACGGCCTCCAATCTGATGGTCGCAGGCACGGCCTGCAACGTCGTGGCCACCGGCGCGTCGTTTCGCGCCGTCGTCTCGTCGATCTCTGCGAGTCAGCCCCTGGACGATGTGCAGTCATTCACCATCACCCTCAAGAAAACCTACGCCCTGCTATGAGAGAATTTCGTGATGATCAAGGCCGTCCGTGGATGGTGGCACTCACTGTGGCGGCGGCCTTGCGAGTCAAAGACGCCGTTACGGTTGACGTCGATGGCGAGAAAAAGCCCTTCGACATTATCGACCTGTCGAGCATTGCGACCACGATGCAGGTGCTGCGGGGAAACTACGCCACGATCGCCGAGAGCCTTTACGCGATTTGCTGCCGCCAGGTGGAGGAGCGCAAGATCTCAAAGGAGGATTTCCTCGATGGTCTGCGAGGCGATGCCCTCGAGTCTGCCGCCAAGGTGCTCGAGCAGGAGCTAGTCGATTTTTTCCCCTTGCGGCTGCGAAAGATGCTCGGGACTCTCGCAGCCAAGATGGACGAGGCCCAGGCCGAGGCGATGACGAGGGCGGAGGAACAGATGGCAGCGGCGACGACGGGCGATCTGCTCGCAGCGTCTGGGATGCCATCTGGGAAGCCGCAGGAATCCTCGGGGTTCATCCCGGAGACTGGACCTTTCGCCAGCTCGCAGCCGCCCGACAGGGCCGGCTAGAGGCTCAGTGGTGGCACACCGCGAACCTGCTCTGCCAGTTCTACAACGCGAATCGAGAGAAGGGTAAGCCGGCCGCGGATCCGTACAAGTTCCATCCGTTTGCCAAGCGGCCGAAAACAAAGGGCCGCGCAGCCACACCAGCAGACCTAGCCCGACTATTCGGAGGAAAAAACCATGGCTAGCGCCAGCGGCATCCGGATGGGCAAGGTGTTCGTCGAGATCGGGGCGGATGCCTCGAAATTCTTCCGGCAGGTGCAGGGGCTCAACCGGCAGATCGGACGCATCGGGCAGTCGATGCAGAACGTCGGCTCGCGGATGATGGGGGCTGGCGCAGCCCTTGCTGCCCCATTTGCTGCAGCCGCTGTGGCCGGCGCGAGATTTGACGACGTGCTGCGAAACGTCAGTGCGTCGACTAGCGTGACTCCTGCGGAACTTGATCGCGTGCGATCTGCCGCTATGGCCATGTCGGAAGCGCTAGGCGTGGGCCCTTCCGAAGCGGCTTCGAGCATGTTAGAGCTCCTGAAGGCCGGCATGCCTCTTGCTGACGTGCTGGGCGGCGCGGGCAAGGCTGCGATTCAGTTCGCCAAGGTCGGACAACTGAATGTGTCTGAGGCAGCGGTCGTGATGGCGGACGCCATGAAGGTATTCGGCGTGAGCGCCGACTTTGCAGCAAACACATTGTCAGCAGCTGCGGACGCGTCTTCGACTGACATTGCTGGGATCACGCAGGCTTTTTCGCAGGTGTCTGCGGTGGCTTCGCTTGCCAATCAAACAATCGGAGACACTGCTGCCGCAATTGCCGTACTTGCAAACGCGGGAATCAAAGGCTCCGATGCCGGCACGTCGCTCAAGACAATGCTGATGCGATTGATGGCACCCGCAGATGACGCGGTCGCGGCACTCGGGCAGCTAGGGCTTGCAACGCAATCGTTCCGCAATGCAGACGGAACGATGCGTCCTCTGGTCGACATTATTGGAACGCTCGAAAATGCAATGGCAGGCATGGACCAGGCCGCCAAGGACGACATCTTCAGGCGAGTGTTCGGCCAAGACGCGATCAGGGCCGCAGCTGTCCTGACAAGCACCGGATCAGCAGGCTTCGCAGCCATGCAGGATGGCATGGCGGATGCTAATTCGGTAGGCGTAAAATTCGCCACAATAATGGGCGGCATGTCAGGGACGGTCGCCAGTCTTTTTGCAGCCCTTGAGCGACTTGCCGTAACTGTGTCAGCTGCGCTGGCCCCGGCGATTGGCAGTGCCACGCAGTTTCTGACCAACCTTACCAACGCCATCACATCGTTCGTTGCCAAGAATGAAGGCGTCGTCAGGACGCTAGCGACAGTCGTTCTTGGCATCATCGCCGGTGGCGCTGCAATCTACGCTTTGGGCGTGGCATTTGGCTTCCTGTCAACGGCCGCATCTGTGGCTTTTGCGATTGTGTCCGCGCTGCTCTCGCCGATAGGCCTGATTGTCGTCGGGGTTGCTGCTCTTGGCGGTTCAGTCTTGTACGCAATTGGCGCATTCGACGGATTCGGAGAGACAATCCGAACCACCCTCAGTGGTGTATACGACGCAATTACCGCCGGAGATCTGAGCCTGGCATTTGAGGTGCTATGGGCCGGCCTGCATCTGTCGTGGTTGTCTGGCGTGGCGAAGCTGATGGGCTATGTCGACCCCTGGGTCAGTATGTTTCAAAACGCGTTTACGATCCTCGGTACTGAGATCGTAGTGATCTGGGATCGGATGGTCAGCTACCTGGCGTCCACACAGTGGGGCGCGGCGCTGCTCGGCACGGTAGACAACATTGTCAATGGAGTAATGGCAACCTTCGACACGATGGTTTCGGCTGTCCGCAAAAGCTGGAACTTCATTCAATCTCTGATAACAAGCGGCTTTGATCTGGCCAAGGAAAATGAAAAGGTTGATACGCAAATGGCCGCCAATGCACGCAAGCGCGCTTTGGACCGGCCAGGCGTGCTCGAGCGTATGCGAAGGGCTAAGGAAGACGACGGACGGATGGCGGCGGAGAGCGAGCAGCGAGTGAGCGACATGCGGGCGGCCGCAGACGCAACAATGCAGTCGCGGGAGGATCGCAATCGCGCCAGGGCGGCCGATCGAGAGGCGGGGGTCGCGGAGGCTCAGCAGCGACTGGACGAGCTGCGAGCCCAAGCCGCAGAGGCTGCCGCAGCACAGGCGGCTGGCGATGCGGGCGTGGCCGACCGCGAAGAAATTGCCCGCCAGGTCCAAGAGGCTATTCCAAAGCCCGATCTGTCTGGAATTCGTCCGCCTGGTGCTTCCGATTCAGAGGTGGCCGGCACGTTCTCCGCAATGGCCCTCGGCGGGATGGGGTTCGGCAGCAATCTGCAGCAGCGGCAGCTCGAGGCACTGAATCGAATCGCGGACAACACCTCGGACATGGAGACCGGCCTCGTAGCCGAGTGACATGCCAGTCACACAGTTTGTTGAAACGTCGCAGAGCCGCAAGGCGTCGATAGCCCGCAGGGGGAAGCGTGCCGACAGCACGCTGACCGTCGAATACATGGCGTTTGGCACCTCAAACGACATAGAAGTTCACGCTTTTGCCAACACGTATTTCACGACGAATCGCTTTTACCAGATCGCCGATTACCTGTTCATGGTCGAGAGCTACGACGTCGAGTACCAAGGCGACGACGTCTTTCGTGTCACGGCCACCTACACCAAAACTGGCACGGACGACGAGAATCAGCCGGAGCCCTTGAGGCGGTCGCGGTCGTTCGACACGAGCGGGGCGACCACTCACATCACGCAGAGCCCACAATACGACGTGACGCTGGTGGATTCTGTAGTAAACGGTCCGGACGGGCTGCCATTGGTCGAGGTCATTACGACTGGCGAGCGTCGCTACCCGTTAGCAAACCAGACAGGTCCTGCCCCTTCTCAGTTCGGAGCTATCGGCGTGGATGGCGATAGCGTCTCGGGCGTAGATATTGTGACGCCGTCGCTTCAGTGGACCGAGACCTACGACGTCCCGAGCACCTACGTCGATCAGACATACATCAAGCGAGTGGCTTTTCGGACCGGCACCGTCAACAACGCCGCATTCCGTACATTTCTGGCAGGCGAAGTGCTGTTCCTGGGCTGCAGTGGCAATCAGGAATGGGATTCGGAGAAAGGCGACGGCCCCTGGTCGCTGTCGTACAAATTCGTGGCCAGCCCTAACGCTGGAGTGAATCAAACAATCCCAGCGCTCCAGATCGGCACCATTACTGGCATCGAGAAAAAGGGGCACGAATATCTGTGGGTGCGGTACGAGTCCCAGGTATCCGGCTCAGCGGGGCAGCGAAAGGTTCCCAAATACGTCTACGTCAACCAGGTCTACGCGAGCAGCAACTTTGCCGACTTGGGAATCGGAACCTGATTCATGGCAAAGCCAGGCGGAAGAGTTGAAAAAGGGCAATCGTTGCGCTCGGCGTTTTCCGCTCGAGCGTGGAACCGCGCGCAGGATGCGGCAGACATTGTGCTTGGGGCTCGGCCTGGCCTCGAGGCGATCAGTGGACCGGCATCGACTCTGCCAAAGCTCGAGGCTGTATTTAGGGCAAACACGGCTTTCGGTCAGACGTCAGCAATCTGCTACGGCCATGCAGCGACCGCACAAAGCGCGTTTGGAGGGCTAAGTAGCTCAGAGCTACTGCCACAGCCGACGGTGCCTTTTACGAATCTAACGGCAGATTCCTTCAGCGATGCCGAAAAGGCGCTGCCAAGTCGGATCAACCTGGAATGCGTTTTGACCACTGCTCAATCTGGCCTCGAGCCGCTGAACGAGGCTGACGTTGTAATCGCTAGTCGGCCGCCAGACGTTTGGACATATGCGGGATACGCAGTCACTCGCATACGCGTCTTCAATTACAGCCACAGGTTTGCCCGGCCGCCGGTTCAGTGTGGACTGAATGACAATAACGCTGCAGGCTGCTTGGATAGTTGCCAGTTTGGCAAGGTCCGTATTTACGGGTACTTTCCGAACAACGCAAACCTGATTCCTCAGCCAAGCACAGGAACGCTCGCTTATCCCAACCACCAATTTCGCTGGGCCCTCGTGCGACTATGAGTTGGCTGTTTACGCCCGCGCAGGCGGGGGTTAGCGTTAGCACAATCAACCCGCTGCCCCACCAGCGACGGATTGACGCCACGGGCGTCAATATTCCGTTCAATAACTACTCAGTGGCCACCGGCCCCGATGGCCGGACGTCACACGTACTCAGCAGCATCGGCGAGGTTCAGCTGCGACACGAGGGCCTCGGGGCTGTGCTGACGACAGTTCTGCTGCCCGCAATTACATCTACTGCGCCTTTTGCCGAGGGTGTCGGCCGCACCCGCGGCAGCGCTTTCATTCGCCTCAGCGACGCGCACGAGGCGCGGCTAAAGTGCCTAAATCGGAACGAAAACTATCCGAATGGAGCGCGCCTGCCAATTATTGGCCACAGCCGCGACCGTCATTTTCCTAATTCGGAGAAATTGACGTACGACTATCTGGCCATCGCCTTAGTTGTGAATGGAACAGAAGTTCAAAGCAAGATTGTTACGTCACTGTTTGCAGCAGCTTCAATCCGTTTCGGTGCGTGGTATGTCATTGACTCAAACGACGCCATATATTTTTGTTGCGGTGCGTGGGGGAACTCTACCCAAAGAATCCCTGTGTCCAACATTCCCAGCGTAGGTTCCCCTCCAACCTTTGGCGCTGGAACCTCTATGCTCGCAGAGGCAGTCGATCATGCTGACGTCTTCGTCGGGCTGCCGCGATTCGGCACATATTGCGACCAAACAAATTTCACTGGCGGTGGTGGCGCGTCATTTTTTGTGGCAGCTAAGTCTGGACTATTGACGCACGCCAGGCACGCAACATTGGATCCGCCCGAGGTGTTACTTGCTCGAGCAGGGCAAGGCCTAGCGTCGCTGAGGCAGGATCTTTCCAACTTTTCGCAGCCCCTGCCGGCGCACTCCAACACGACAGGGAATGTGGCCTACGGCCAAGGCATCATAAATATCGACAACGGCGGCCACCCTGAATATCCAGTTGGCAGGATCGGTCAGTTTGTTGTCGCGAGCCATGCGTACACGACAGGCGAAATGGGCTACCTTCCTACGGGCGTCAGCAACATTGGCAACTCGTGGGAGGAGAATCAACGCTTGGCGCAACTCAGGCTCAAGGCTGCAGCGAGTGTCTCGCCGAGCGAACTGTCACAATATGGCCTGGAAGGCAAAGAGCTATTGGTAGATGCAGTTCACGGATTCAACGAATACCAAGGCGAGCTGCTTTATGATTACCAGCAGCAACCCTGGTCGTTCAACGCATACGCCACTATCCATCGTGCAGATCGGGTACTGCCAAATAACGCAACCGGATTCACTGGGGTGACCGCAAGCTCTGACCTTTTTGTCAACGTCACCACGCTTGTAGGGCCAACAGGCCCGAGCGGGATTGAGCCGGTACAGTTCAGTCGTTTTGTTTCTCGTGCGCTAACCGCCTCACAGCAAGCGGACCTGTTTGCCGGCAACGAGATTAGCCTGCCATTTCAAGAGGTCTCAGGCCTCAATCTGCTGATGAAGGCAGTCGGCCCCACCGGAGCAACCGCCCCATGACCCCACTCCAGCTTGCCATCCGCGATCGCCTCGACAATCTGCCGTGGGTGCAGCCTGCGATCAGGGCTCCGCAGGGAATCGTGGTGGTGGCCGGCGGCGAGCTCTACTTTCGGCTTGCCTGGCACCTGCTCCACGGCCTGCGCGAGCTGGGCTGCTGCCTGCCGGTCGAGGTGTGGCATCTGGGCCCGCACGAGATGACGCAGGAGATGGCCGGCATTCTGGCCCGGCGTGGCGCGACGGTCATCGACGCGTCTCAGCACGCACGGGACCACAAGGCAAAAATCCCGGCCGGCGGCTGGCAGCTCAAGGCGTACGCGATGCGGCACTGCGGATTTGCCGAGGCGATGCTTCTCGACGCAGACAACGTCCCGGTTGTCGATCCGCACTACCTGTTCTGCGATCGCCGCTACGAGCGCGCCGGGGCGGGCTTCTGGCCAGACCTGCCCCCGAGCCGCGATCGGCAGCATTGGATACCGCCTGAAGCCTGGCAGAAGGTCGGCCTCGAGCACCAGCGGCACGTCCGCCCATTTGAGTCAGGGCAAATGCTCGTCAATCGCACCCGGCACCTGGCCGCCCTGGATGTCGCACTGCTGCTCAATGAGTGGTCCGACGAGGTGTACCAGGTCGTCTACGGCGACAAGGACACGTTTTTGCTGGCATGGCACCTTACCCGGTCTTCCTACTCTATGCCGGCAAGAAACCCGGCCTGGCGAGCCCCGGCGATCTGCCAGCACGACTGGGAGGGGAATCTGGCGTTTCAGCACGCTTGCCAAGGGAAAAAAGCGATCGTCTCTGGCACAGTGGTGCCGTCGCTGATCAATCGGCGATGGGCTCCGGACGCGGCTGCAGAGCTGCAGAGACTCTGGACAGGCAGGATCGAGGCCGTGCATGTCGGATGACCATCGGTTCACGATCGGCGGCGAGCCGTGGACGTGGCGATACAGCCGGCTGCGCGGCAACGCTGACGGCTGGACCTATGGCCGACCGACGCATCGCGTGATCATCGACAAGAGACTCCGCGGACAACGACGCCTCGAGGTTGAGGTGCACGAGTTGCTGCACGCATTGTTTCCCGATCTGTCCGAGGAATCCGTGACGGCTGGTGCTGCCGACATGAGACGCGTTCTTTGGCATCTTGGGTATCGACTCACTGAGCAGGAATAGCCATGGCAAAGAAACAGCCGGCGGCCGGCTTGGCGGCCGAAATCGTGACCAACATCCCCCCCGTCAGGCATGGCCTCCCGGCATGGGAAAAACGAATTGGCAGGGAGACCCTAGCCGAGCTCGAGCAGGTGCGCGAGGCGTGGAGAAACGGAGCCATCGACACCGGCGCAGCCAATCTGGCGCGGCGCATATCAGAGACCCTGCGTCAGCGTGGCCTGAGCAACATCGGCGAACAGGGAGTGCTCCGATGGCTAAACGAAAAGCGGCGAGCCTGAGCGAAGAGATCATTCGCGATACCGAGCGACTGCGGTCGGACGCTGAGATTGCTCGTCTGCGCAGCGAGCTATCTGCCATGCGCGGACGGTACACGGCAGCCCTGCGGCAGATCGACGCCGAGCGAGAGCGTGCAGACGCCATTGCGGCACTCTCAGACGTTCAGGCGATCAAGCCGCCGGCCAAACGGCACTCCAAGGGGCAGCAGCACGCCGCTACAGCCATCGTCGTCCTGTCCGACTGGCACGCCGAGGAGCAGGTTGGCGAAGAGGTCGGCAACCTTAACCGATTCGACCTGGAGATTGCGGAACGCCGGGTGTTCGAGGTCTGCGAGCGGATGGCCGAGCTGGTCGAGCACGAGCGAAGGCAGGTCAAGCTCGATCGAATCGTGGTTGCCATGCTTGGGGACTTCATCACAGGGCACATCCACGAAGAGATGATGGAGACCACGCAGCTCGCTCCGCTGGCAGCGATGCGATGGGCGACGGCCCGGCTGAAACTGATCGTCGACCGTGCGGCTGAGATGGCCCAGGAGGTGATCGTCGTCACGCAGCCCGGCAATCACGGCCGCACGGGCCATCCACGGATGGCGACCGAGCATGAGCACTCGTTCGAGCAGAATGCCTACCTCGTCATGGCCGCCAGCGAGACTCGCAAGCACGTGCGCTGGGAAGTCGCGGTCAGCTATCTCGGCTACCTGGATCTCGATGGCTTCACCGTCCGCTACCACCACGGCCACCAGATCGGCAGGTACCAGGGCGGCATCGGCGGCATTACGATCCCGGCCAACAAGGCCATTGCAGCCTGGAATCGCAGCCGGCGAGCGGACGTCGATCTGTTCGGGCACTGGCACCAGTGGGGCTGGCTTCGCGGCCGGTACATTTCCAACGGCAGCCTGATAGGCATGAACGCGTTCGGCCTGCGGATTCGGGCTGAATATGAGCCCCCCTGCCAGTCTTTCGTGGTCGTTGACCACGGCCGCAGGGAAATCACTCGCGCCATGCCCATTTTCTGCGATCGCGATCTACAACAGGCGGCCCCAAAGGAGGCCGCTCGATGACAGGTCCGAATGTGCCGGTGGACTGGATCCTGCGAGGTGCGAGGGAATTGGAAGCGCAGCGGGCGGCCGAGCCCGCCGCGGTGCTTGGCGACGAGCTGCTGAAGGACCACGGGCTGCGGCCTGGCAGTGACCAGTTCGTCACAGTGCTAGACGAGATTCGCCAGCTGCACCTGCGAAAAACGCAGGACTATGGCGCGGACGACGACGCGTTTGCCAACATCCGTTTTGGTGCCGAGGTGGTCAACATTGAGCCGTGGCAGGCCTGCCTGGTTCGCATCTGCGACAAGGTGCAGCGATTGAAGGCTTTTTGCCATAACGGGCGAGTGGAGTTCGACGGCCTCGAGGACACGCTTCTGGATTTGGCGAGCTACGCCGTAATCGCAGAAGTCGAGCGACGGAGGGGGGCCAGAGGGCCCGCCGAATCTGCCTCCTGAATCCTAGTCTGGATCACAGGAGGACGGCTGCCGTGATCGCCCGTTTCCAATTTCACCGACGCTCTGGATGTCGCGAGCCGATCATGGCCCCGCCTTCCAGCGATTCGATTTCGGCGTCGTATCACGCGCAGCCTGACACTTGGGGCAAGCTGACCAGCAAGCGTGCCGCCCCTGAAATGAGGCACGAGCTAGAGCTGCTCGCCTATCAGCTGCGGTGCAGCGTTTCGACGGTCAAGGCACTCATCGAGCGGGGGCTGCTCTGATGGCACAGACCTTGACCGACACCTTGACCGGCACAATCAAAACGAGCGTTCAATGGAAGCGCGTCGACTCGCAGGAATTAGGCGAGATCACGCAGACGAAAACGATTGCGAATCAGTACGACCTGGTCGACGGCAGCGCGAGCGGTGCCGCCGACCTCGTGTTCACCGACACGCGAACGATCGCGGCCGGCCAGGTCGAGGAGATTGACCTGCTGAGCCTGACGCAGGCCACCCTTTACGTTGACGTGCCCTACACGTTTCGGCAGCTGCGCGTCGTGCGAATTGTGAACAAGGCGACGGTTGCCGGCCGTCGGCTCCTGGTAGGCGTCGATCCGGGGCGACCGACAGTGGTCTACGCCGCGGAAGTCGGCCCCGAGAGCGAGTTTCTCGCGGTGAATCAGACCGACTCGTGGCGGGTGACCACCGACAACAACGTGCTGCGGATCGCCAATCCCAGCAGCGCCGCCATCTCCTACGACATTTACCTGCTGGGAACCTCGGTCGAGGCGGGAGGCAGCGGCAGTGGCGGCTAGCTTCGACTTTACCGGCAGTGTGCGGCTCGTGCCTTCATGGACCGAGCCGCTCGACCTGGTCGACGTGGTAGACAAAACCACCATCAGCCAGACGCTCTCGCTCGACGACGGCACGGCCGCCGGCGAGGCCGATTGCTACTGGCGCGACACGCGAACTGTTGCAGCCGGCCAGACAGACACGCTCGATCTGTCCTCGTTGCCTCTCAACGTCTACGGCGGCAGCGACACGCTCGACATCGGCACCTTGCGCGTCGTCTACGTGCGGAACAAATCGGCCACGGTGCCACTGCAATACAGCGTGGGTACAGAAACCATGACGATCACGCCCGAGGGGCTGTTCGTCTGGTACGGCACGACGACCTATACGGCACCCCCCTCTAGCGCCGCGCAGGAAATAGTCATCGAAAACACCGGCGCGTCGGCCGTGGACTACGACATCGTTCTCGTTGGAGTACAGACGTGAGATACTTAGCCGCTCTCATGATGGTCATGGCCACGTCTGCATCGGCCGACGACCTCTACATCTTCACGCGTGAGGGCTGCGGCCCGTGCGGCCGGCTCAAGGCCGCGATCGCGAGCGATCCGACGCTCACCGACGGCTGCGTGGTCTACCTCGTGGACACTGCAAAACACCCACTGATCGCCGCCCGCCGTCGGGTCTCGGCCGTGCCGGTTGTCATCCTCGAGCGGGACGGCCGCGAGATCGGCCGGCAGGTGGGATTCCGCGACGCCTCACACCTCCGCACGTGGATCCAGGAGAAGAAACAGCGATGACCACCAACAACCCACAACTCGCCGCAGTTGTTCAGCAGGCGCGGCAGTACATCGAGGCGGCGAAAACGGCAGCCGCCGACGGGCTGACCGTCAGCGAGTTCGCATTTCTCGTCACAGGCCTCCTGCGGCTGATCGTGGCCGGGATCGACTCGATCCCGATGGAAGGCGTCGCGAAAAAGGACTACGTGCTCGATTGCGTCGACCTTCTATTCGAGGCGGTGGCCGACAAGATTGTCCCGGCGTGGCTGTGGCCGTTCTGGTTCGTCGCTCGCACGAACGTGAAATCCATCGTGCTGGCGGCGGCGGCCGGCGCGATCGAGCAGCTCCTGCCGCTGGTGAGGGCCGCCGCGTGAGCCTGACAACTCTGCTAATCGCAGCGGGCGCGGTGATCCTGCTCTGGCCGGTGATCGCCAGGCTGTTCTCGCTGCCCGTGCATCGCCGGCCGGCGAGCCTGGAGACGCTCGAGCAGGTGCTGTCGTCGGCCAGCGGCAAGATCCCGACGCCCGCACCGCCGAGCCAGCCGCAATCGTTCGAGGCCGCCCTGGCGGCACTCGCGGCCCTTCGTCGCAGGCTGTCGGACACGCAGCAGCTGGACGAGGCGACGCAGGCGGCGATCGAGCGCGTGACTCAGGCTCTCGTGGCCGGGAGCAACAATGAATGACCAGCTCCGCACACTCGTCGGCCTCGCGCTCATCGGCGCGGCAGTGGTGCTCTCTCGGCAGGACGAACCTCGCCCGCAGCCGCCGGCTCCGCCGCCGACTCCACTCGCGCTCTCCCTCCAGTTCGCCGGCGAGACGGCCCGGTCGGACGCGGCGTTGCTCGGCGCGTACTTCGCGGAGCTCGCCGACGAGATTGAGGCCGACGGGCGACTGGAAAAGCCTTTGCTCGCGGCTGGCGTCCATCTCGACACACTGCGGACGCGGGCTCGCGTGGCTCGTGTCCGAAATACCTCCATCGGTGACCGTCAGCCCGCTGTGCGAGACGCCATCGGAGCCTACCTCACCACGACCCTCGGCACCTCCGGCGGCCCCGTCGATGCCGCCCAGCGGGCCAAGTGGGTGACCAGCTTCCGCGAGATCGCGAGGGCCTGCGATGCGGCGAAGTGAACTCATCCGTATCGGTCTCGCCCTCGGCCTGCTCTTGGCGGCGGCCTGGACCTCGCTGCTGCCGCCGGTGGCGTCGCAGCAGGGGCGGGTCGTGAGCGGCGGCGGCGGCGGCGACTTCGGCTATCACCCAAATCCCGAGGCGGCCCGGCGATTTCTCGCGACGCTCGAGGAGCCGACGTTTCGCGAGGCAGGCCGCGAGTGCATCGCCAAGGCGCAGGGCCGCGACACGCTGCTCTATCGGGCGATGTACCGGGCGCACCAGGCCCGCTACGGCACGCCATTCGTGGTCGGCAAGCAGCTGAACGGTAGCTGTGTCGCCTGGGGCTGGCACCACGGAATTCTGATCGCCGAATCGGTGGAGTGGGACATCGGCAATCGGGACGAGCCGCCGCTGACCCCGAGCACCGAGTCGATCTACGGGCTCGCCCGCGTCGAGAGCCAGAAGCACCCTTGCGACGGCAAGAGGGCCTACGGCGGCTGGCAAGACGGCTCGTGGGGCTCGGCGGCCGCCGAGGCCGTGAGCAAGTGGGGCATTTTGTATCGCAAAAAATACCCATTCGCAGACCTCACGACATACGACGGCAAGGTGGAGAAGGACTGGGGGGCCTACGGCTGCGGGGGCCAGAACGACGACTGCACGGCCGACGAAGAGGCGAAAAAAACGCCCGCCATGTACGTCGCCCAGGTCACGACCTGGGACGAGGCCGCCGCCGCGATCGAGGCTGGCTACCCGGTGCCGGTGGCCAGTGACCAAGGATTCGAGATGCGGCGGCAGGCGGACGGCAGCGCCCGCCCGTCCGGCCAGTGGATGCACGAAATGTGCTTCATCGGCGTCCGCTATAAGGCCAACGGCGCACGCGACGACCAACTTCTGTGCCTCAATTCCTGGGGCCCGACGGCCCACTCCGGGCCGCTCGATCCAGCCGACCAGCCCGAAGGCTCGTTTTGGGTGGACCGCAGGACGTGCGAGCGAATGCTCTCGCAGGAGGACTCGTTCGCGGTCGGCCAGGTGAAGTTTCATTGGCGCGACATCGACCACCACCGATTCCTGACTCCCCCGCCCCCCGAGGACTGATCATGCGCTGGTGCTGCTTCTCACTGCTTGTCGTGTTCGCGATTGGTTACGCCCTCGGCTCGATGACCGAGCCACCGCAGCCCAGGCAGAGCGTGGTCTGCACGATCGTCGAGTGGATCAACTGGTTCCGTCGTCGACCCAAGGAGGACTCCTATGACCCGCCGCAATCGTATCGAGCAATCCCACCAACCGAAGCCGATGACGGCCACCCGCGAATCGACCACTATGGATCGCTCTAGCATGGCGACTATCTGCCTGATCGTGTCGCTCGCACTCAACGGCTTTTTGGCCGGCGTAATCGTGTCGCACATGCACTACTGGTACCACTGCCCGGTCTGCCACGACTGCCAGTACTGCCAGTGTGACTGCCACGACAAGGGGTGCGAACAGTGTCACTGAGCAGGGTGGTCGAGCAGTTCCTGGCGTGGCTCGCCGCGCTGATCGCGCCGCAGCTCGCGCCGGTGGACGTGGAGCCGGCGAAGGCGGCGGCGGCGGTGGCGTTCGCCGCCGCGTCGATGACGCGGGACGCCGGGCCGATGCCGCCCCCCGCGCCGCCGGAGCCCGACGACGGCAAATGCTGCTCCGACTGCGGCGGCACAGGCTGGGTCGTCCAGCCCGACGGCCATCGCACCCCCTGCCCCTGCCCCGACTCCTGCGAGTGCAAGCGGCGAGGAGGCGGGCAGGCGGACTGCCCGAGGTGCCTGGGGCTCGGCGTGGTGGGACGCTGGACAGACGAAAAACGATGGGTGGAGCCGTGCAACTGCTCGAAACAGTGACGCGACTGGTGAGCACGCGGGCGCGGGTGACCGGCCGCCGGTCGCCCGGGTGGCCGAGCCTGCGCCGGCGGCACCTCGCCGCGAATCCCCGCTGCGCCGCCTGCGGCAGATCCGACGCCCCCGAGGTCCACCACCTAATTCCGGTGCAGGTGGCCCCAGAGCGCGAGCTAGACGCCACCAACCTCATCACGCTCTGCGGGGGCACGCGGAACTGCCATCTGGCGGTCGGGCACGGCTGGAACTGGAAAGCGTACCGGCCGCAGGCTGCGAGCCTGGCGGGCGCGATGATGGGGGCGACTATTGTCAGACCGGAGAAATAGCCATGCTGCTGCAGGCCGTGCGCAAGATCGTCCGCCGCGGCCTCGAGGACGTCGGGCAGCAGATGCCCCACGCCGTCGACCTGGTCTGCGACGAGACTCTGTTTTGGTGGCCGTCGACCACGCTGACGCACTACGCCCAACTCCAGGACGTCGACCGAGCTCAGCGACTAATCGCAAACGCGATCGACGTGGTTTCGGCAAAGACGCGTGAAAACCTCGAGGCCAAGTGGGGCGACGAGCCGCAGACGTCTCGGGTCATCTCGCTCCTGTGCCAGCCTGTATGCTGCGAGCTCATGCGTCATTGGTTCGAGTCGGCCGAGCACCGGATACAGCTGCGCCGCTGCATCGCTGAGATTCGTGGCATGGTCTGGGGTTAGATGAACTGCCCGGCCGCCAGCAGTCTGACCAACAGTATGACCAGCTCAATCCACAGATCCACGTTCATGGTGTTTGCCCTCCTTGGCTACACACACCATCGACCTGCAGCCACATTGGCCGTTAGAATTTTTAGGTGTGGCTAAAAAAGAGCGACGACGCGGGCGCGGTTGCGCCCCCACCACCAGGCCAGCTCAGTGAACGTCGAGATCCGCGACCCGATCAGCACGTCACAGGCAGCGAGAGTGGCCATCTGGATGAACGCCGCCTGCGTCGGATTGTCGACGCTGACAGAGGCAGGCACGACCAGCCGCACCGGCCAGTGGGCCAGGAAGCCACAGTAGGCCTCGAGCGTGTCCAGGCGATCTGCACAGACCACCACGGTCTCAACGTCCTGCAGCTCAGCCTGGATGGCTTTTAGCCAAACCCGCTCGCTGTACGGACGCTGGACGCCCTGTTCGTGCGCGGCCCGCCAGGTGCGTATCGCGAGCCCTAGCGACCGCCCTTGCACCTGGCCCACGAGGCCCGCGACGCGGTCGGTGATATTCGGCAGCAGCTCAATGCCGTCGAGGCTCCGGTGCACCCGGTCCAGGACGTCCCGCGAAAGGGCGTCCCGGTCGTAGTGCCAATCGATCAGGTTTGGCGAGTAGAGGGCGTCCAGCTCGGGTCGATGCCAAGCGTAGTCTGCGTGCTCGGTAGGCAGGTGCTGCTGGCCTTCGTGTTCTCTGGCAAGCACCCGCAGGCGGCAGGTGTACAGCGGCACCCTGCTGTCACCCTGCCACAGGTGTTTCGGGTGCAGCACGGTCTGGTAGGCCGCGAGCGAAAAGGCCGGGTTTGCCTGCACCGTAGCTGTCGGGTCGACCGCAAGGGCTGTCAGCCAGCCCTTGCAGACGTTCCCGATGCCGTCGGTGAAGGTTCTCGGGACGTAGAGCCGCATGTGCGAGAGGGTAGCGGCACTCTGAGGGTCTGAGGCACGACATTTCGCCTGCCCACGATCGCTTGGTCGATGTACGACTCGTCCGCGACCCTGCTGCCGGGCATGTGGCCGAGCTGCATCCTGGCCCCCCCCTCCATCTGCGCCTCGCAGTTCGTGCCGCTTGAGCGGCGCAGCCATTTCCACGAGCCGCGACGCACGCCGGCCTCCCTGATCAGCCCTTGGAACTGCTGGCAAAACGTCCTGTAGCTGTGAAACCACGGCGTCACCAGAGGACGGCTGGCGATCTGCATCGAAAATGCAATGGCCTCCATCGTTGGCCCAGACAGAACAGACCTGGCCACCCAGCCGGTCTTCGACTGTACGATGGCCACGTGACCATTCGGGCGGATGTCGGCCGCCCTGAGCCGAAACTGATCGCCGGCTCGCAGGCCGGTATCCCAAGCGACGCGGATCGCCAGATCCCACCAGACGCTGCGAGGCAGTCCGCAGATGTGCTGCCGCTTGAGGAAGCGGCAGGCCTCGAGCAGCTGCTCGACTTCTTCCTGTGTCCACGCCTGCACTAGCAGGCGCGGAACCCGCACAGACCGCACCTTCCTCACGGGCGGATCGCAAAGCCCCTCTTCCGCTGCTGCCCGCCACATGGCCAACAACTGAACTTTTTTGCTCTTGACCGTGTGCGGTCTCACGCAATTTGCATAATCCCGCAAAAACTCTGAGAGCAATTCTTCAGTCAGCGCCCGCAGTGGCACGGGGCCGCCAGCCCACTGCTCCAGTTTCTTCGCTGCCAGTCGGTATTGGGCCAGCGTGTTTTCGCGAATGTCGTGAAAAACGCTGTATCTGTCGGCATATCCGCTAATTGTGCACTCGCTATGAGTCGTCGCGACCATCGTTCTATCTCCATGGCAACGCGACTCCATTCGCTACTTGGGTGCACAAGAGTACGTCACTCTTGCGCAGGGACAACCCGCCCGTCAGGACAGCGTCGGTCTACGGAACCGAAGGTTGCAGGTTCGAGCCCTGCCGGGTGTAGTGCCCTTACCGCACGTTACGCATAAACGGGCTGTGAGGGCAAGCAATGGGAGAAAACCCCTTGAAAAAGCCCACAAAACAGCGTCCACGCGGCCGGATCGGGAGGCCGCGGCGCAAGACGCCGACAGCCTGGGGGCAGCAGATTGACAGACTGGCTGAGGCGCGAGGCCTTTCGCGGCGGCAGTTGGCTGAGCGTGTCGGCATCAGCCAGGTATCGCTGTGGCAATTCTTGATGGGCAAGGCCGGGCCCTCCCTAAAAACCGCCGGCAGGTTGGCCGACGCGCTCGGCGTGCCGCTGGATCATTTGCGTTAGATCGCCGTTTTACGGCCGTTTTTAGGCATCTAAAAAATCTGCTTGACGACTTTTTAGGTGTCGTCTAACTTGGCCCCCACTCACCCTGCCGGGTGGTCGCAGTCCCTCGGGGCTGCGTGAAGGAGAGGCGGAGCCAGGAGTGGCACCATGATCGCGACACGAGCCAACGGAGTGGCGAATGAAGCGGGTCAAGTGGAAGCAGGTTCTCGACGCCGAGGACCAGCAGGCCTGCATAGGCCTGACCAACGAAGGGTTTGGCCAGCGGCAGATCGCCGCGATCCTCGGCTGCACGCAACGTGCCGTCATGGCCTGCCAGCACAACGCCGGCATCCACAACGCGGCCAGGCGACCGGTCACGCCGTTTGTCGATCTGCCGGTCGAGGAGATCGAGCGGCGATGCCTCGAGATCCAGCTCGACTGGGACGACGTGACCCGAGAGCAGCGGCGCGTAACAAAGGGCACCGAATGGACCCCGCCGGTAGTTGGCGGTCGGGCGGTGCGCGGCGTCTGAGGGCGCAGCATCGCCAGGACGACCAGATGCGTGCGTGGATTCGGCGTGTTACGCGAGTGCACGCCGGGCTGCTGCACGCTGCGCGCCTGTTCTCCGACGCGAAGCGTGCAGGAGGTGGCCCTGCTGCCGACGAGCACCGCGCCCGGGCCGCTCGCGGCGACCGCACGCTGCTTCAGGAATTTCTCACAGTCGCCATGGAGCAGATCACGTCGCTCCGCGACGACGTTGAGCGCGAGATTGAACAGCAGGCCCCCACGGCCGCCCGGCCAGGCACGCCGGAGAAGTTGGACGAGATGCGCGCGCGAGTTGAGCGCGGCGAAGGGGTCTTCCACGAACAGGATGGCAGAGTCGGCTAGGCGAAGGATCGCCGCCGGCGGCAGGGAGGCCGCCGGTTTTCAGGAGAAACGGATGCTCGTTCTCAGCAGACATCGCGGCGACTCGATCGTGCTCCCGCAGCATGACGTCGAGATCGTGGTCGTCGGAATTGTTGGCGACAAGGTGCGGATCGGCGTGCGCGCCCCAGACACCACAGCCATTTATCGACAGGAAGTGTGGGCAGCGATCGAGCGTGACGCGAGCCAGGTGATCGAAGAACGCAGGAAATGGGAGGCAAAGGATGCCGCTACAGGTTGTCAGGGGTAAGGAACGATCGCCGGTCAAGGCGGTGATCTACGGAACGGAGGGCGTCGGCAAAACGACGCTTGCGGCTCAGTGGCCATCGCCGCTGATCCTCGACACGGAGAATGGCAGCAAGCAGCTGGACGTTGCCCGGGTGCACGTCAAGAGCTGGCAGGACCTCATGACGGCCCTGCGTGAGTTGGCAGTCGACACGCACGGCGCGCAGACGGTGGTGATCGACTCGCTCGACTGGGCCGAGAAGTTGTGCAAGCAACACGTCTGCCAGTCGCACGGCAAGAAATCGCTCGAGGACTGGCCCTACGGGAAAGGCCTGGTGCTCTGGGCTGAGACGTTCTCCACGCTGTTGGACGCCGCCGATCGGCTCGTCGAGCTCGGGCTGCATGTCGTGCTCGTGGCCCACAGCAAGTCTGTACGGGTCGCTCCTCCGGACCAGACCGAGGGATACGACCGCTATGAGCTGGACCTGGACAAGCGGAATGCGCCGGGTGCCAAGGAGTGGGCCGACCTGGTCCTGTTCCTGAACTACCGGACGAAGGTGATCGAGGGCAGCGACGGCCGGGCCCGCGGCATCGGCGGCAAGGATCGCGTCATGTTTGCCGAGCGAGCGGCGGCCTACGACGCGAAGAATCGATTCGGCCTGCCGGCCGAGATGCCGGTGGCGTTCGAGCATTTGGCCGGCCTGTTCACCGACGCGCCGAAGCCGGCGAGCGATCTGCCGCTGTTCGACGCGATCAGCGGATTCATCGCCAAGGCCAAGTCGGTCAAGAGCCTTGGCAAGACGACCCAGCGAATCGACCAGCTGCTGTCTGACGGGCAGATCACAGACGACGAGTGGTCGCGGCTCACCGATCTCGTGGACGCACGGCACGAGGAACTGGACCCCAGCAAGGAGGACGCGGCTGATGTGGCTTGATTCGTTGTTTCAGAGGCGCAGCAGGGAAACGCGGTCGACGCTCGACCAGGTCGCGGAGGACGTGCGGCAGTGGAAGGCCGGCGACCTCAGCGAGCTGCAGTTCTCGGCCATTGTCGGCGGTCGCCTGGGCGTGTCACACGTGCGATGGATTGATCCAAGCGACGTTGACCGAGTGATCGGCAAGTGGCGGCTGGGGCGTTACCGAACCCCGCAGGCCGAGCAGGCGATCAGGGATTTGTTTCAGGACATTGAGGTCCGCACGGGCGGCCAACACACACCGGAGGTGCAGTCGTGAATTTCGATCAATGGTGGACCGACGACGAGGGCGAGGTTGCGGACAAGCCGCCGGTCGGACCCGGCCGACAGAGCGGGCAGATCGTGCGGGTCAAGACCAAACAACTTTCGTTTATGTGCGACGCCGACAAAAACCCGGACGGCACGTCGCTGGTGATTGGCATCGACGTCAGTGGGCACCAGGAGCTCGAGGTGATCGTGCCGGCCCACTGGCGGACGCTCGTCACGGCAATCTGCCGAGCGGCACGCGTCGCACCCCCGCAGCGAGGCGAGGACTGGGACGAGCAGCAGCTGGTCGGGCAATTCGTGGCGATCGATTGCGAGACCGGCACGAGCAAGGCTGGCCGCGAGTACACGCGAGTCGCTCGATGGCATCCGCAGACCGAGCCGCTGCCGCCGGCAGGCAAGGCGTCGACCCCGCGGGTGCAGCCTGATCGCAGGGCCAAGGTGACCACCGCAGATCCCGACGACATTCCGTTTTGACCAACCGGCCGGCCCGGGCCCTCGCTGCAGCCATCGTTCACGGCGAGACAGGGCAGCCCACCTGGAGGTGGCGTTGTAACTCCAGCGGCTGATGGCGGCGCACTCCACGCCGCAGATCAGTCGCCGCCCCCTAGCGGCGGCCGGGTGCGAGCCCCGGCGGGCGGCATGGACCGACAGGAACAGGAGGGACGCATGGAGTTGTTTCGGACGCACCTGAGTGAGCAATACAGCTCGCGTGGATTTGGGACGTGGACCTCGCAGGGCGAGGTCGTGGACTGCCAAGGAAGGCAATACGTTAAGACCGGCGCGGTGATGGTCGAGGGGCTGGCCGGCTGGCACCCGACGCGCGAGCAGGCCGCCGCGGCGGCGGCTGACGAGATTGACAGGCGGGTCGGCGTGCTGTTGGCCCAGTCTCGCAAGTTGAGGGGGCACGGATGATTTATGCCACGCAACATCATCGATGTGGAGCGAGTGCAACAGCTCCTCTCGCAGGGATGCACTCAACTGCAGGTTTGCAAGAGACTCGGCTACAGCAAGACGACGATTTCGCGGATCGCTGCCGGGAGCTACCGCTGTTCCGTAACACGGACCCGGACACCAGCCGAGATGCAGGAGCCGCAGCTCGCGAATGGCGAGATCAACACGAGGCGCTGATCCTCGAGGCCCTGGCCATCGGGCCGGCAGGCAAGACGACGATCGGCGTGCGGACCGGCTTGACAGACCAGCAGGTGATCCGCCGCATGGCGGACCTGCGGCGGAAAAACGCGGTCAAGCCCACCGGCGCGAGAGTGCTCTCGCGCGCAGGCAGGAGGGAGGCGGAATGGAGGCTGACATGACGAGCAAGCACGAGCAGTTTCCGGAGCAGTATCACCCGTCGATGGACGTGCCGGATGAGCCGGAACTGCCGGCGGCGGAGGCCCGGCCGTGCCCGGTGCCAGTGAAGCCAGGCTACGGGCAGGCTGCGTTCAAGGCCGGCTGCGAAGACGAATGGATCGACCGCATGCAAAGCGGCTACGGCGGCGAGTGGTGAGCGGGACGCCGACCTCATCTCGCGCGACGGCGGGTGCGCGGTGTTCTCACTGAAGGCGGCGAGCGAGTGATGGGTGAGCCGGCCAGTTTTGGTGGCATTGGAGGCGGGCGTGATGGGGCGGACGCCGAGCGGGTGCAGGGCGGAAGTGTGGAGGAAGGCATGATGACCCGAACGCTGCGAAGCAAGAAGCTGCGGGCCGCTTTGTGGCGAATGACTGACGGCAAGTGTGCGATCTGTGGGTGCGATCTGCCTGACGGCTGGCACGCGGACCACATCGTGGCTTGGGTGAAGTGCAAGAAAACGAACGTCCACGAAATGCAGCCTGCTTGTCGCAGTTGCAACCTGAAGAAAGGAGCCAAGTAGTGAATCTCCGAGGCCATCAAAAAGAGCTTCAATCAGTTCTGGGCAATCTCAATCAAGCGGAGTTGCCGCTCGACATTCTCGTTGATGTTGTGCCCGGAGGTGGCAAGTCGATGCTCCCGGGCCTTCTGGCGAACCGCTTCCCCAATCACCGGCTGGCGTGGTTTGTTCCGCGATTGTCGCTGGCTCGCCAAGCGGCACTTGGCATGCTGAAAGACTTTGGCATTGAGATCCGCGAAAGCGGCAACGACACAAACCCGAGCAGAGGCACGCGTGGGTTTGTGGCTACGCACGCCGCGCTGACAACAGACCCGAGCCTTTGGCGGCATGAACTGTCGCGGGCACCGTACCTTCTCGTCGTTGACGAATTGCATCACGCAAAGCAGTTGCGGTCAGGCGAGCCCAACGCCCTGGCGTCGGCCATTACTCAACTGCCGTACTACGTCCGCCTGTGCATGACAGGAACGCTGGAGACGAACGACAATTCGTTGATCTACAACGTGCCGTATGCCGGAACCGCTCGCGGGTACGAACTCGACCTTCAGTCGTTCGCCGGGAAAGTCATCCGCTACAGCCGCTCTTCGGCGCTTGGGCAAGGGGCAATCGTCCCTGTGGAGTTTCATTACCACGACGGCCCTGTGAAGTGGGAAGACCGTGAGGGGATTCAAGAAGCCCGCCTGTCTGAAGTCGATTCCGAAGACGAGGCGCAGGCCGTATGGACGGCACTGCGAACGGAGCTTGCCGACCAGCTGCTGTCTAACTGCATCTCGCATTGGAGGCAGTTTGGCGACCGGCTTTTGGTGGTGACGGCTGACCAGCAGACCGCCAAGTCGTACCACGCGTCTATCCGCCGACAGGGAATCTCTTGCGGCCTAGCAATCAGCGATGCCGACGACGCTCACGGCGACATCGAGGAGTTTCGTGAGGGGCGGGTTGAGTGCCTTGTGACCTGCCAAATGGCGTACGAAGGCCTCGACGTTCCCGCCATCAGTCACATTGCATGCCTGACTCATATCCGCTCTACGCCGTGGATCCTGCAGATGCTGGCGCGGGCCTGGCGGGCCATTAGCGGGAAGCAGAAGTGCTGGGCGTTTGTGCCCAATGATCCGCGAATGAATCGCGTCATTGAGCGAATCCGCAGGGAGCAAGACGCGGTCGTTCCGCTGCCGAAAGAGACTGGCGGGCAAGGCGGCGGCGGGCAGCCAGTTGGCTTCGTGCCGATCAGCGGCGAAGTGGTTTCTGTGACCGCTGAAATGCTCGACGGCGGTGCCGCTGATGACCCAATCTCGGTGCAGGTCGCTGCATTGTGCAAGCAGTTCAACCTGCCGATGGATCACCCGATGGCAGCGCAGTTCATCAGCGCCCTTCGTTCCGGCGGCATGCCACAGCGGCGAGACATGACCGTCGCCGAGAAGGAAACGCAACTGCGCAACCACCTGTCAAAGTCGTGCAACCGAGCCGACTTTGAGAAGCGCGTTGATCCTGGCACGCACCAGGGCCGTCTGTTCAAGGCGATGGGGTTCAAAAGCATTACGCAAATGACACTCAAGGAGTTGGAGCATGCCCGCACCGTCTGTGCGCGTGTCTGCTCTTGACGAGATTGGCGACCGCGACGCGCCAATCGGCTCCAAGCCGTGGGCGTTGTGGGTTGTCAGTCAAGCCAAGGTGCAACGCGAAGAACTCGAGCGGGACGCGTCACTGCTGCGCGACCTGATTGCCAAGATGCAGAAGCATGAGGCATGGAAAGCCCTCGGCGTTCCATCGTTCGACATGCTCTGCACGACGCAGCTGCGGCTGTCCGCTGACGAGGTGGACGCGGTGCTGAAGGCACGCAAGGGGCAGAGCCTGGGAATGGTGTTGGGTAAGCCAGGGCAGTACGGTCGAGGACGGCCAAAGCCTGCGACAGATAGCGTTGGAGATTCCAAGTCTAACGGAACAACAAACGAATACCTCGCCGCCCGCCTTCGCCGCGACCACCCGGACGCCGTCTTTTATGAGTCCGTTCGCGGCAGCGTCCGCCAGGCCGCCATTGCCGCCGGCATCGTCAAGGTGCCCAGCGTGCTCGACAAGCTCCGCAAGCTCTGGGCGAAGGCATCGGAAGCCGACCGCCGCACGTTCATGGAGGAAATCACCGATGGCCGGTGAACCGACCGCAACAGACACTGCCGAAGGCACGAAGGCGACCGACGACCCCCGGGCCGCGAAAATCCCCCCCCTACCCCCTCGTCGTCCAAACACGGCCCCTGGCCTGCTGGCAAAAGACGTTATCGAGGAGATCGCCCGGCGGTGTGGCCGGGGGTTTTCCTACGCGGACAAGCCGACCGTCGCCATGACCTACGACCAGCAGTTCTGCAGGATCGAAAATTTCGTGCGGGTAATGGCACTGGCCTCGAACTACGCGGACCGCGACGGCATGACGGATCGAGTGCGTGCGGCGATCTGGGCGCATGTGTGCGTCGAGACAGATCTTAAGTGGAGATCTTGGGAGATAGCGCATGGCCGGTGAGTGGATAGCAGTCGACCTGGCCCTCGACCAGAAGCCCGAGGTCCAAGAGCTGATCGACACGACCGGTCAGCCGGTCGAGGTGGTGGTCTACCGCCTGCTCCAGCTCTGGGGCTGGGCTTCGATGCACTGTGCCGACGGGACGGCCCGCATGACGATCCCGCGACTGGTCAGGACATGCGGAGGGGACGATGCCTTCTGGCGAGCCGTAGCGGCTGTCGGGTGGCTGGAGATCGACGAGACGGCCGCTACCGTTGCTGTCCCAGGATGGGATCGCCGGTTTAGCCAGGCGGCCAAGTCGAGGCTTCAGCACAAGGACCGGGCGGCGGCCCAAGAAGAGTCCCGAGGCCGCCTGCGCTCAAGCGCAGGGACCGCCTGCGCTCAAGCGCAGGGACCGCCTGCGCCGACGCGCAGGAGAGGAGAGGAGATGAGAGAAGAAATTCCTCCTCCTCCGCGCGAGGCTTGGGAGACATTTCGGGCAGCATGGAACGCTGACGGCGCTCCCGGCCGCCCCTGGAAGGCGTCTGAGGCCCCTAGCGGCCTCTCTGGGCGGCTTTTGGCCCCCGGGGGGCTATCTGATGCCCTTGAGGCCCTAGAACGCCTCAGAGGGGCAAAATTCTTCGCCACACCGGTGACGCTTATCCAGTTTGCCAAGGATGGATTTATCGAGCGGCTCATGGGCGGTCAGTACGACACGCCGAAGGGCCGGCCGGGTGCCGAGCAAAACACCCCTCCCGCCCATGATCCGTCAAAACGGCGTTGGTATCGAGCGGAATTTGGGCGGTCGATGACCGACGCAGAGTTTTCCGTCGCCATCAGACAGCGGTCGGCGACTGGTCCAGACTCAGGGCCAGTCAGACCTGTCGTGAGGGTGCACCATGGCTGAGCAGGTTTACGAGACGCTACGACGCATCCAGGCTGGCCGATGGCAGGTCAGGCTGTGGATCTCGGGATGGGCAGACGATCGGGCCGACGTGCTCGAGGGCCAGGCCCGCGTCATCGCTGAGGCAGAGTCGTCAAGCAAGGAGATCTGCAGGCGAATCTCAACGCTGCCTGCGATCAACGCCGTTGAGGTGCTCGAGTACAGCACGCTCAATGGTCACCTGATCTACCCGGAGTGGCCGTAGTGGGGCGCATGTCACGCGAAAAGGGTGCGCGCGGTGAACGTGAGGCCGCCGAGGAGCTGCGCCGGCTGCTCGGGCTTGCCGATGGTGAGGCGCACAGGGGGCGTCAGTATCACGGCGGTCCAGATTCACCGGACGTTGTTCTGAAGGACGTGAATATCCATGTTGAAGCCAAACGAGTCGAGGCGTTGAAACTTTACGATTCATTACATCAAGCCGTTCAGGATGCACCCCGCGGTAAAGTTCCGGTGGTGTGGCATAGACGAAACAAACATCGAAGCGTGCTCATTCTTTCAACGAGCGACCTCGTTACTTTCGCGCGCGAGATCGTGCGCGTGGTCGACCTCAAGCGAGCGGCTGAAGAGCATCTGTCAAAGTGACATGACCCCGGATGCGGGCTGTCAATGTGGCGGGTCCTTCTGTGAAATGTGAGAAGGAAGCCCCGCCGCGAGCACCCCCAAAATAGCACGTTTTGAAGGGCATTTTCGCATGGGGATTCGCTCCGACCAAAAACGCCGCATGGATGCCGCCAAGGCTGCGTACGAGAAGCAAAAGCAGCAGGCGGGCACCTGGTCTCGCAACCTGTCGGCCGCCGGCCGTGACATCGGCGAGATTCCAAGCGTTGCTGACAAGGCCCGGCGCGATCGGTGCGAGCACGACTTTCGCGCCTTCTGTGAGTCCTATGGTCGAGATTCGTTTCCGCTCGCCTGGTCACCGGATCACCTCACCGCGATCGCCAAAATTGAGGCGGCGGTGCTGATGGGCGAGTTGTTCGCGTTTGCAATGCCTCGTGGGTCGGGCAAAAGTACCTTGTGTGAGTGGGCGTGTATTTGGGCCATGCTCTATGGTCATCGCCCATTTGTGATGCTGATCGGATCTGACCAGGCGATTGCCTGCCAGATGCTGGACTCGATCAAGAGTCACCTGGAGCAGAACGATCTGCTGCTCGAGGACTTCCCGGCCGCCTGCTACCCGGTGCGAGCCATGGAGGGGATCACGCGACGCGCTCAGGGCCAGACCTGCGCAGGCAATCCGACGCACATCGAGTGGGTGGCGGACCAGATGACGCTGCCCTGGATCCCGGGCGCGGCCTCGGCCGGGGCCTGCGTGCGAGTGGCCGGAATTACCGGCCGGCTGCGAGGGCTCAAGCACACCCGGCCAGATGGCGTGACCATTCGGCCGTCACTGGTGCTGATCGACGACCCGCAGACCGACGAATCGGCCGCGAGCCCCTCGCAGGTGACCACGCGCGAGCGTGTGCTTACCGGAGCGATCCTAGGGCTGGGCGGGCCTGGCCAGAAGATGGCCGGCCTCTGCACGATCACCGTCATCCGGCCCGACGACCTGGCCGACCGGCTGCTGGACCGCAACAAGCACCCGTCGTGGCAGGGGGAGAGGTCGCAGCTCGTCTACGAGTGGCCCGTGCAAGATGACATGTGGGGGCAGTACGCGGAATTGCGGCGACAGGGGCAGCGTGACGGCAGCGGCACGAAAGTCGCGGACGAGTTCTACGCTGCGCATCAGTCGCAGATGGACGCCGGGGCCCGAGTCGCATGGCCCGAGAGGCGCAACGCTGACGAGTTGTCGGCCATCCAGCACGCGTGGAATCTGCGGATTGATCGCGGCGAGGCCGCGTTCGCGGCCGAGTATCAGAATCAGCCGCTCGCTGACGACATCGCAAGCGACAAGCTCGAGCGGCGTGCGTTGGCCGCCAAGGCCATCAATCTCGCTCGAGGCGTCGTACCGTCTGGGCACAACACGATCACGGCGTTCATCGACGTGCAGGAGAAACTGCTCTTCTGGTTGCTGGCGTCATGGGGGGAGTCGTTTGGCGGTCACGTGTTCGCCTACGGCACGTTTCCGGACCAGGGCGTGTCGTTTTTCGAGGCGTCGACTGCCAAGAAGACGCTCGCGCGGGCCGCCGGCGGCGGGGCCGGCTTCGAGTCGGCCCTGCACGACGGTTTGACCAAAACTGTCAGCCTTCTCTGTAGTCGCGACTGGAAACGAGAGGACGGCGCGGGCTTGCGTGTCGGGCAGCTGCTGATCGACGCCAACTGGGGGCAGTCCACCACGGTGGTGCGCACCTTCGCCAAGCGGAGCGAGTTTGCCAATCTCGTCTTTCCGAGCCACGGTCGCGGCATAGGGGCGTCGAGTCAGCCCCTGGGTGAGAAGGGTCGGCATCGGGGCGATCGAGTCGGCCTGAACTGGAGGATCGGCCGGTTGGGTGACACCGACCATCGGTCCGTGCTCTACGACACCAACTGGTGGAAGACCTTTTGCGCCGCTCGCCTGCGGATGGGAATTGGGGATCCCGAGTCGATCACGCTGCACCAGGGGGACCATGACCTGCTGATCGAGCACCTCACCAGCGAATACCCGGTGCGCACCGAGGCCCGAGGGCGTGTCGTTGACGAGTGGAAGCGGGCCGGCCGCGAGAATCACTGGTTCGATTGTCTCGTGGGTGCGGCGGTGGCCGCGAGTATTTCGGGCGTGCAGCCGGCGGCCAGCGAGACGGCCGGTGCGCGTCGGAAAAAAGTCGTGATACCAGTGGGCAGCGACGGCAAGAGGCGTATCGAGGTCAAGAGGCTGCAACAATGAGCGGACCATTGATCGTGTGTGTCGCGTTTGTTTACGCGTGGATCGCAATAGACCAGTGGTATCGAGGCAATAGCGGCATGGCGATCGCCTACGCCGGATACAGTTTGAGCAACTTCGGTCTCGCCATGCTGGCGAAATAGGGGCCATAGGCCCTGCGCAAAACGCTGTCAATGGCCTAGCGTCAAGGCCATGAGCGATGAACTGCGCGACAAGATCGACGAGCTCGCCCAGGGCCCCCAGCGTGTCCGCACGGACGCCGGGGAAGTGGAGCACTACGACCTCGATCAGATGATCGAGGCCGATAAGTATCTCTCTGCAAAAAACGCGGCGACGCCGTCTGCTACCAACCGGCGGCGCGGGCTGCGTTTCAACAAGCTGGTTCCCCCGGGGTCTATCGAGTGAGCTGGTTCGGCGGCCTTTTTGGGCGGTCGCAGCCGCAGCGGGCGGCGGTGCAGGTTCGTGTCCGCGGCAAGTTCGACGCGGCCGAGACCGGCGAGGACCGACGCCACTGGGCCAACGCGGACGCGTTTGCGGCTGACGCCGCGCTGTCGCCGTGGGCCAGGCGGACGATGCGGAATCGAGCTCGCTACGAGCGGGCCAATAACTCCTATTTGGCCGGCATCTCGGCCACGCTGGCGAACGACCTCGTCGGTACTGGCCCGCGACTGCAGATGCAGACGGGAGATCTGGACCTAGATCGGGCGATCGAGCGGGTTTTTTATGACTGGACCACCCTCATCGATCTGCCGGGCAAGCTGCGGACGATGCGCGAGGCCCTGGTGGTCGATGGCGAAGCGTTCGCGCTCATGATCTCCAATCCCCGCCTCCCGGGCGTGCAGCTCGACCTGCGGCTTGTCGAGGCGGAAATGGTTGCCACTCCGACCGAGCTGATGAGTCAGACGATCACGCCCGAAGGCAACGTCGTCGACGGCCTCGAGTTCGATCAGATTGGCAACGTCGTGGCCTACCAGGTGCTGAACTTCCATCCCGGCAGCAACTACCGGGTCAACAACCTGCAGTTCGCGCGGGTGCCGGCTGCCCAGATGGTGCACTGGTTCCGGCCGAGCCGGCCGGGCCAGCATCGCGGGTATCCCGAGTGCGGCCCGGCCCTGCGGCTGTTTGCTCAGCTGCGGAGGTACACCGAGGCGGTGTGCGCGGCAGCGGAGACGGCTGCAGATTTCGCGGGCTTCCTGCGAACGAACAGCCCGGCCGCAGAGATCGACGAGGTCGACGCGTTTGCGGAGATGGAGATTCAAAAACGCGCTATGGTGACGCTGCCCGACGGGTGGACGTTCGAGCAGCTCAAGGCCGAGCAGCCGACAAGCACCTATCAGATGTTCAAGCGCGAGCTGGTGGGGGAGATCGGCCGCTGTATGCAACTGCCGTTCAACGTCTCGGCTCTCGACAGCTCGTCCTACAACTACGCGAGCGGACGCATGGATCACCAGGTCTATGCGATGACGCAACGGGTTCAGCGGGACGAGCTCGAGCGGCTGCTGCTCGACCGGCTGTTGGCGGCATGGGTCAACGAGGCCAGCCTGGCCGGCGTGCTGCCTGAGGGTGTGCCGCAGTTTTCGGAATGGAATTGGACCTGGCAGTGGGACGGCCGCGAGCACGTGGACCCTGCCAAGGAGGCCGCCGCAGCCGAGACGCGACTGCGCAGCCACACCACGACTCTGGCCGCCGAGTATGCGCGGCAGGGCAAGCGATGGGACGTCGAGCTGCGGCAGCGTGCGGCAGAGGTGTCGCTGATGAAGGAGCTCGGCCTGTTCATCGACCTTTTGCCGGATGGCAACTACCCCGGAGCGCTGCCTCCAGAGAATCAGGAGGACGTCGAGGCTGCCGATGGCTACCGGCCGCCGCGTGGTGTGCGGTCTGAGGCGGCTCGCGCGTTGGAATGGCGTCGCGAGTTTGGCCGAGGCGGCACGGCAGTCGGCGTGGCTCGCGCACGCGACCTTGCCGGCGGTCGCGAGATATCGGCCGAAACGATCGGTCGCATGGTCAGCTATTTCGCACGACACGAAGTGGACAAGCAGGCGGAGGGATTTTCGCCGGGCGAAGACGGCTACCCCTCCGCCGGGCGCATCGCCTGGGGCCTCTGGGGCGGAGACGCCGGGCAGCGCTGGGCAAACAGCGTCTGGGAGCGGCTGCAGGCGACGTGGGACTTTGACGACTTCGACGACGTCGAAGACGAGGAGGTGATCCTGCCATGAACAAGATCGAGATCCGTAGCGACGTTCAGTTCCTCGAGGCCGCCGACGCCGCAGCGGCGAGCCCCCGCAAGTTCCGCATCGTGGCCTATACCGGCTCGCCGATCCGGCAGGGCTGGAGCCGCGAGCCGGTCGTGATCGACGTGGCCGGCATGAAACTCCCGAAGACGGTGCCGGTTGTGCTTGGCCACGAGTACAGCCTGGCGGCGATCCTCGGCAAGGGAACGCCGAGTGTGGTCGACGGGCAACTCGTCGTCGAGGGCGAGGTGCTCGCCGAGTCGCCGGCCGCTAACCAGGTCGTGCAGCTGGCCGCCGCCGGCTACGAGTGGCAGGCGTCTGTTGGGGCCGACGTCCGTCGGCACCAAAAGTTCGACGTCGACACTGCCGCAACCGTCAACGGTCAGACCCACGTCGGGCCTGTCCGAGTCGTCAAGGCCTCAGCTCTCCGGGAGGTCTCGTTCGTAACTCTCGGCGCTGATCCGGAGACCAGCGTCGCCATCGCGGCCACCGAGGTCGTAGAGGAGGAACCCATGGCGGCAGACGCCACCACAAAGCCCGCCGACGAGGTGCTCGAAGCCTCGGCGGCGGTCGCCCCGGCGGAGGTCGCCGTGGTCGACGAGCAGCCCAACGTGACCGTCAGTGCTGAGACCGAAGGCCTGAAGGCCGAGGTCGAGCAGCTCAAGAAGGAGATCGTCAAGATGAAGGAGCTCGAGCAGGTTCGCGCCTCGCGGGCTGCCGCCCCGAGCGTGCAGTCGGAAATCGACGGTGACAGAGTCATCGAGGCGGCGCTGGCCCTTCAGGGCGGCCTGCCGAACGTGGAGAAGCGGTACGACGAGCGGACGCTCGAGGCGGCCGACAAGGCGGCTCGAAACGTCTCTCTCGCACAGGTCGTGCTGCGAGCGGCGATGCAGAACGGCTACGACGGCCCGCAGCGTCTGACGTCTGCGACCCTCGGTCCGGTGCTGCGGGCGGCGTGGGCGACCCACTCCATCGCCGGCATCCTGTCGAGCACGGTGAACAAGTTCCTGCTGGCCGGTTTCGACTCTGTCGAATCCGCCTGGCGGCAGATCTCGACGACTCGGTCGGTCAACGACTTCAAGACGCTGACGTCGTACCGGCTGAACGGCGGGTTCAAGTTCGAGAAGGTCGCCAACGGTGGCGAGCTGCAGAATGCGGCTGCGAGCGACGAGACCAGGACGATTTCGGCTGACACCTACGGCATCATGACGTCAGTGACCAGGCAGGACCTGATCAACGACGATCTTGGTGCCCTCACCGCTGTTCCGCAGCGGATCGGCCGAGGCGGGGCTCTCAAGCTCAACGACGTGTTCTGGGCTGCGTTCGTCGACGACGCGTCGTTTTTCACGGCTGATCGTGGCAACCTGCGGGCGGGTTCGCACGCTCTCAGCCTGGCCAACCTGAAGAGCCTCGCGACGCTCTACAGGAAGCTGAAGGATCCCGATGGCAACCCGGTGGCGATCGAGCCGCGAATCCTCCTGGTCCCGCCGGACCTCGAGCTGACGGCTGCCGAGATCATGGGGTCGAGCCTGATCCAGGCCGGCACCACCACCGGTCCGCTGCCCGAGCGGAACGTGCTCGCCGGTCGTTACCAGGTCGTGTCCTCGGTCTACCTGACCAACACGACCGACTACTACCTGCTGGCCTCGCCGGCCGATCTGCCGGTGATGGAGGTGGCGTTCCTCAACGGCGTTCAGAGCCCGATCGTGGAGACGGCCGAGGCCGACTTCAACACGCTCGGCGTGCAGATGCGTGGCTACTTCGACTTCGGCTGTGCGAAGGCGGAGTACCTCGCCGGCGTGAAGTGCGACTCGGCGGCCTGACCTAAAGCCCGCCGGCCCGGAACAGACCGGGCCGGCGGGATTCAAATCTCCAACAGAAAAGAGGTGATCCAGTGGCTACGTACGATTCTGTCGGTCTCTATCTCGACTACACCCCGTCCGGTGCCAAGAGCGCCGGCGACGTGGTCGTGCTCGGTTCGATCGTGGGGGTGGTGCCGCGGCCGATTGCGGCCAACGCTCTCGGCTCGATCGCGGTCGGTGGCGTGTGGAAGGTGGCCAAGAACACCGGCATCGTCATCGGTCAGGGCGACAAGGTGTACTACTACTCGGCTTCGGGTGCGGTCACGGCTGCCACCGGCACGGCCATGGGCTTCGCGGCCGCCAACGCGGCGACCGGAGATGCCACGGTCGACGTCCTTCTGACGCCGGGTGCCTGAGTTTTCGCGCACGCTGCCGGCGGCCACGCCACAAGGGCCGCCGGCAGCCACGCGCAGGAGGTGACGCGTGGCCGATCTCATGCGGACTGCCGCCGCCCACCTGGCCGACGTCCTAAAGAGCCATTGCGGCACGACTGTCTCGTTTGTGCGTCGCGGCGTGACCGGGGCGGGTGCCACGGGCACGCTCACGGCGACCGTGGCCAGGTCTGCCTACGAAACGCAAAACGAGAGCGGCGTGATCGAGCGGTGGGAGTCGAGGGACTACATCGTGAAAACGGCAGATCTGACGTTCACGCCGGCTCGAGGAGATCAGATCCGGGAGGTAATTGCCGGCGCTACCGGAGTCTTTGAGGTCGTGACACCCCGAGGCGTGCCGCTGACGCACCCCGGCGACGCGTTCGAGGCGACCACCAGAATTCACACTATCAGGAAGAGCTGACATGGCAGCGCCGAATATCGTCGGGCCGACAACCATCACGGCCAAGACAGCGTTTCTGACGGCCGTGACCGGAGCCACTGGGACCGTCCTCCTGAACAACGCGGCGAGCTCCGGCAAGGCATTCCAGGTCACGACGCTCTACGTGGCAAATATCGACGGCACCAACGCGGTGGACGTGACGATCGAGGTGCACGGCCAGGACGACGGTGCCGGAACCGGCTACGCGATCTGCTCGACAGTCAGCGTGCCGGCCGACGCGAGCCTTATGGTCGTCACCAAGGATTCGCCCATCTGGCTCGAGGAGGATCGGTCGATCGTCGTGACCCCGTCGGCCAGCAACGATATCGAGGTCGTCTGCTCCTATCTGGAGATCTCCTGATGCCGGCTCTCGGCGATCCCTGCTGGCGGCTCGCGGGTGTGGCCTACCTGGCCCTGCCGCACCGGGTGCGGATGCCGGATGGGTCCACCCGGACGGATCCGGCCCAGTGGGCGCTCGACCAGGGGGTGCTCGACGCGACCGGGTGGTCGGCCAGCACGCTCACGCAGGCAGACCTCGATCTGCTCTACCCGCCGCCCCCCCCGCCGGATGCGTTTGCGGCCGGCTGGCAGACGCCGTTTGGCTGGCGGCTGGGCTGGCAGGTGGACGACGTGGCCCTGCTCACGGGGCTTTATGTGCTCGCTCGCGAGGCCCACGAACTAGGCAGCACCGACCTGCTCACGGTGATCGACACCGACGGCGTGCCGCACGAGCTGCCGTTCGAGCAGTTGCGGGATCTCATGCTCGGCTACGGTGCGGCGAGGGCGGCCCTCTCCGCGAGCACGGCATCCACGACTCCCTAGACGCACACTCTAGAGCACCATGACACGACCACGCGGCGGGTACATCGGCTTCAATCGCGTGCCGGCGGCGTCGAAACTCAACTCTGCGGCCAGCGGCGTGTGGACGCTGCGCGAGGCGGAGGCGCTCAAGCGGGCGGGGACGTGGCCGATTGCGCCGCCATTGGGGTTTTTCGACAATATGCAGTTGTGGCTCGATGCGAGTGATTCTTCCAGCGTGACAACTGCCAGCGGAAACGTCAGCCAATGGAACGACAAGAGCGGCAACGGAAATCATGTAAGCCAGGCCACCGCAGCAAATCGACCTGCCTACCAGACGGCTGTCGTCAACGGGCTGAACGCGATCAACTTTGGCGGCGGTGCCACTAGCCATCGCCTGTTCCGCTCGTCGTTCACTGTGTCGCAGCCGTCGATCTTTATCGTGTTTACGATTGACAATAATTACAACGACTCAGACACTCTCATTCAGTTTGACACAGGTTCTGGCGATAGGTGCGTACTCGCGATTGACCTGACTCCTAAAAACTATGTATTTCAGCGCGACAACCTTGGCGCAACTTCGAGAGCAACGGTTACACCCATTGCAAAGAACAAGGCTGTTGTGGCGTCATGCGTCAGCGAAGCTACAGGACATCAGTTGTGGATCGACGGCAGTAAGGGCACAGATGCTACGGCCGGAGCCGTTGGGTTCAACGGTATTTCAGTCGGAAACCTTCGGGGCGACCCTAGTCCGCTGGTAAACCTTCCGCACTACGGCCGGATTTGCGAGTTGATTGTCTACTCCACCAAAAAAGCAGACACAGAGCGCGCCAGTATTGAAAACTACCTCATCGCCAAGTGGGGCATCACATGACCTGGCTCTACCACACCCTCTGCGACCTCGACACCTGGGCCCACGCAGGGCAAATGTTCGTGATTCTTGCGGTCGCCTATCTGGTTGCGCGCAGTAGATAGAGAGTCTAGGGAGCGCTCTCTGGCGTGCCTGCCGATTTCCCGGATAATCGGCGCGGTGCAGCCGTCGGCTGCATCCGCTGGTTCTGTGAGCGTAGATAACAGGAGAGACGAGATGCTGTGGATTGTCGGAAAGGCATTGGGCGATCCAGACCGCTGGGAGTTTCAAGGCGTATTTGATTCAGAGGAGCAGGCGGTAGCGGCTTGCGCCACGCAACCTGACGGAACGGTAGATATGTTCGTCGGGCCAGCAAAACTCAACGCGGCAGTCGCAAGCAAGAAACGGTCGTGGCCGGGTGCCTATTACCCGTTCACGAGGCGCAAGAGACGCGCCAAGTGACCACAGAACACGCGAGATCAACAGCCGC